TTGCTGTTGTTGCCCACAAAGTTCTATCATAAATTCCGCTTGAAAGGGAATAAGTGGCGCGATCTGTAAACACGATGAGCTTTGTTTCGTTGTTTTGACCAATGTAATTAGTCATTCCTGTAACAACACGAGCAAATGAAAAATCACCTCGTCCAGCACCAGTTGTGCGTTCTGTAAATGATGTTGGATCACCAATGTCAGATGCAAGAACAATGTTTTTTGCTGCTACCCAAAGTCGATTTCCGCTGAATGCCATCCAGTATCCAATCGGAATAGAATTTGTTTGAACTCCAGTTTTATTTGATCCATCCCAATATGCAGGAGAAGAAACTCCATCTTGAATAACAACAATTCGATGCGATGGCGTAACAGTTATATCCCCACCAGTTGATACCTGTGCTGTTTGCGTTGCAAGAGTAAAAACAAACTGATCAACAGATGGATCGAGCTTGATATTCTTGAGCCTATAGCTTTCCCAATCTTTTGGTTGTTTTAAAGGGAATGGAGAGTAGTAAACGCTTCCGTTAACAGCAAACACTACAAATGGCAATTCATCAGCTACAACACTTGTTCCATCTGGATTAAAAATTTGAGCAGGGATTATTTTTGTAACCCCATTTTGAATAATAGTATCAGATGCATTTGATTGCTTGTTTGAAGCAAAGAAAATTCCACCTTGGAAATTTCCGGGGGGGAGTGAAAGTCGCATTGCATTTCCGGGTCTTGTTTGAACAACCCCACCACGAACAGAGCAATTTACTGCCCATTTGATTTGATTGTCTGGCAATGCCCAAGGATTGCGGACAGAGTTTACACCAAGCATCCATCCAGATGCAGTTTTACTTTCTCTGCCAGAGGTTATCTGTGCGCTTTTCATTAAAATATTACTGGATCAGAACCATCACCATATACCGCATTATTTATTTGTGGCGTTACCATAGCATGACCATCAATGCTCTCCTGCTGATTCTTTAGATAAGCAAATGCAATCTGCCAATAACGAGCGGATTGATCAGCAAAATCTTTGTCTTCCAAATCAACAGCATGAACAGCAGTAATGATTGCTCGTTCTTGCTCAAGCGGAACAAAATCGTAAATACTGGTAATGCTTGGAGTCTGGATTCGATATGAAATTCTCGCCCATGCACAAGGTTTTCCAATGCGAATCCTGCGATATTGAGGATTAACTTCAGATGGATGATACTGTCCGATCAGTGTCATGTCATTGCTGCGTCCGTAATCGTAAGCGTAAAGCGAAACATAACCTTCTGTAATTGGCTTATCAATTTGAGTAACAGACTTAACAAATACTGGCAATGTTACCGAATCAATGAAGAATGTTGAAGAAACCAATTCTCCAGTTGTTGTGTATGATCTGCGTCCGGCTGTAGAAGATGTGTTTTTTGATTGCGTTTGCGTGTCGTAAAGTTCAAACGAATTGTTATCGACCCTACGAGCATAATATGTAGTTCCAGATGTCAATCCGGTCGGCAATACATCGCCTTCTTTAGCGCGAGGAACAACAGCATCTCCTGTATTAAATTGAGATTGATCAGCATCAATGCTTGTAGATTGAGACACATTGAATGTTCGTATAATATCCAATTTTAACTGTCCACTGCCCGGTGTTGTTAAATTTTGCAATACCCCACCAAGATAAACTTTGAATGAATCACCAAATAGTTTTATTGTATAATTTGTTGCCGCGACAAGTGGAGATGGAAGAATATTTGTTGTTGAAAATTTAACAACTTCATCTTCGTTCAAGTATTCTATTTCACTTGGTTTAATCAAATCTCCATAAGGAAGAGACTGGAATGATTTACGCAATGCATAGTATGATTGACCAGAACCAAATGAATTTACAGTAATAAGACCAGTTGTTCCTCCTGCATTGGCATTTACAAGCGTATTGTAAATCTTACCTGTAGTATTGTTGATCTTGTTAAGATAAAATGGAGTTACTCCATTATCAATTGGAGGATTTGTATTGGGCAGTAAATAATCCGTTCCCCAATAAATTTCTTGACCAGTTACAAGATTAGCAAAGTCTCCAGTCCAGTTATTGTTGAATGTAACGCTAAATGGTCGAGAAAGCGAAACATACAATGTTCCAGTTCCAGATGATGTTATATTTACATCGCTAAAGTCGGTATTTTTAACAGTAAAATTGCCAGTTGAGGTATTTAGCGGTATTTCTGCTCGATATGCTGTTCCTGCAACTAATGGTGCTGGCAATGAACCTGTTGATGTAAACGCAACAAATACACCAGTAGATGGAGTGATAGTAACAGTTGGGTTAGTTGTATATCCAGTTCCAGCAGTAACAATATTTAGTGCTGTAACATCTCCAGAAACGCAAGTAATTGTTCCTGTGGCTGGAGTTGCAGTTCCAGATGCGATTGCATATTGGAATGTTGTTCCTGTAGCATCTGGAACGCTTGATGTAATTGTTCCTGTTGCTGGAGTTGTTAGCGTTGACGCTACTGTGTATGTAAATTCATTTGGATTAGAGAAAACAGTAACAACAAAGTTTCCATTGTATCCAGCAGGACTTGCTCCAGAAATAGTCACAACATCTCCAGTTGAATAGTCGTGAGGAGTTGGCGTTACTGCTGTAGCAATAGCTCCAATTCTTGAAATTGTCACTCCACTAATTGTTGTCAATGGAACTGATGTAATAACTTGTGGGCCATTGTATGCATTTGGAGTCGCTCCAGAAATATTTACAGACTGACCAATGCTATATCCATGCGGGATAGATGTTGTTGCAGTAGCAACAGAACCTGTTGTAGTTAGTGAATTTATACTTAAAACAGCATTATTGATAGTTGCTGTTGCAGTAGCCCCAGTTCCTCCTCCGCCAGTAATTTTAACTTGAGGTGGATCAATATAGTTTAATCCTCCAGATATTTTTTTGAAACTTGAAACAAATGATGTTTGAACTCTTGCTGTTGCTGCGGCTTGAGTTCCAGTACCTCCCGGTGCGCCAATTGTGATTGCAGGTGGATCAGTATATCCAAGACCACCACTTGTAATAACAATTTGATTTACTGCGCCAGATACAAGAATAGCATATCCAGTTGCAACAGCAGTTTGAATTGTGCTTCCAGCAGGTTGAGATGGTGGATCAGAAAAAGTGACTGTTGGAGTTGAAGCGTATCCAGAACCTCCAGCAGTAACAGTAATGGAAACAACTGAACCAACAGTTACCGCTTGAAATTGCGCTCCAGAACCAGATGGTGTTGCAATATTTAGAGTTTGCGCAGTAATTTGTGAAGTTGTTCCAATTGTTGCTGTTGCTGGAATTAATTTTACAATTGAATTTGTTCCGCTTCCAGAATCTTTAAGAACAATAGGATTTACAAGATTTACTGGATCAGACGCAATTGCATCAGCGTAACTTATATGAAGAGAGATTGTGAATTGATTAATAACATTCACATAGTAATTTTGATTTGCAATTAAAGGTTGAGGCAAATTACCAGATGCTGTAAATGCTTGAACTTGATCTCCATCGCTATAGTAATGGCGAACAGGAAATGTTAAAGTTGTTTGAGGATCAATCTTTTTACGAATATCAACATTTAAAGATGCTGTTGTTCCAGTTGTGTAAATTGGGTTAATGTTCTTTTTAGCATCATCATTACTTCCAAATACAGTCAAATGCGTGGAATCAATTGCATTTGCATAATAAGTATTTTCAGAATTAATCGGAGATGGGAGAGATTGTCCTGTTGGGAATGTGATTTGATTTGCGGTATCAAGCGTAAAGGCTGGAGCAGATGAAAGCTCAAGAGCAGTTACAACTTGAGAATCTCGACTATCTTTAAATTCAAGATTGCCTGCGCCAACAATACTCTGAAGATTGATTGGATAATCCAATGCTTGAGCATTTAGTGGATCATTAAAGAGTTGAACTGTGAAAGCATCAATAACGCCAATGTAGTATACTTGACCATTTTCCAATGCTACTGGAATTGTTCCAGAAGTTGCTGTAACGCTCATTCCTTGCCCAGATGACAATCCATGCTCGGAAGATGATTTAAACAGGTTTATCGGCGTTATAGCGGCACTGCGAGTCTTTACTGTTGCATCATCTGGAGAAATCGTTCCATATGCAAAATCACTTTGCGAATGAATTGGAACAAGAAGACCATCTACACCAGTTCCATTTGCAAGTTGCGAACGAATCGTGCGGTTATTTTCATCAAGACCAAGAACACGAATTGTCTTGCCAACATCATTTTCCATTTCAGCAACGGCAATAAGTTGCGAAGGCTGTATAATGTCCATGAGTGTTGCGACATAACCTCGATCATCCCATGCCCACTCAACGGAATTAAACATCCCGCCTTTGTTTACATGGTATTGAAAAAGACGATTCCGAAAGTATGCTGGACTTCCATCAATGTTTACTGCAAGAGGAACATCAATGTTACGAGGAAGCGTAATAGAACAACGATCCCATCCTGTGCATACATCAACATCTGCAACTGAATGAGTCCAATGACCGGACTCCATCAGCGTTGCTACTGCTTGTTGGATTTTACGGAATATTTTCTTATCGTCAGTAGTCCCTAAAATCTCGGCACACTCATCGTAAATCTGCGATACAAACATGGCGCGACATTATCGCATCGAACCTTCTTGTGCAAGAGATTTAAGAAACTCTTCGTCTGCTGAAGCTGGAGCTTCTGGAGCCATTTCAACAGGAGTAGCAGAACCACTCTTTTGAGCATCAACTTCTGACTTGAGAGTTTCAAGTCCACTTGCGAGTTGCGTAACAAGCATATAAATAGAATCAAAGTCATCAGATGGCATTTGAACCATAACTTTTCCACCAGCAGGAGCAGCCATATCGGGAGTTGGTGCGGCCATTTCCCCCGGCATCGCTTCTGGTGTTGGTGTTGGAGCCTCTGTTGGAGGCATTGTTTTATCTTGTGCCATAAAATTAATCTTCGTATTCTTCTTCGGTTTCGTCTTCTTTGCCCTCGGATTCTTTCAAGCCTTTTTCAATAGCGTCCTCATCATCCTCTTCTTCCTCCATCATTGGCTCCATCTTGGATTTGCCATTGGATTTGATGCCGTGGATTTCAAGTTCTACGCAATAGCATTTCTTCTCTTCGCCATCGCGCATAATAGTCTCTTTCTTCTCCATGACTTTCTTGAAGTGAATGACAGCAGTTCCCTCTTTAGGAAAATCCATCAACTCTTTAGCATTGCTAAAATAGAGAGAAGGATAATGAACAGAAGATGGTTCACGCTCAATCTCAATAGAGGTCATTGGCTTCATTTCTTCGCCAAGGTCAACAAAACCTTCTGGCAAACTTACTTTTTTGGATGTGTATGGCATATTAATTCAGAATATCGGGCCAAGTTGCTTTGATGTCAGCGAGATCATCTGGAAGAGGAGTCAAAGTGACATCACGGAGTGCTTGCTTTGCGGCAATGATTTCAGCTTTCTTCACTTCGTCATTAACCTCAACGGCCTTCATAAAGTCGATGTCGAGTTTAGCGAGCTTTGGAGCGCGAGCAGCACGGAACTTATCAAGATGGATAGCCTTAGCTTTCTCGATGTTTACCTTCGCGCCAGTTTCAGCGTCAAATTCGTATGCGTTGAAGTAGTCGTTATCAATGTCAACTGAATCGACAATCTTGTATTCTACTGCTTCTGGAACATCTTTGATTGCGTCATTAACATCGCCAGTAGGGATGACTACTGCTACTTGTCCGTTGGGTTGTGAATATGTGATAAACATAAGATTAGTTTCCGAAGATTGAAGCGCAGTTTATTACTTGGTCTTGCCCAATTCCACCAGTTCCTGTTGCAAAAAGTTGAAAATTAGACGATGTAATAGATTTTATTACCATTATGTTTGCAGTTGCTGTTCCGCCTGATATATTTACACTATAATTCGCATCCGTCATCGCAGTAGTAAAATTCACAGTATAATCACCAGTTCCATTCTTCGTAATGCTGGAGACATTGTAAGATGCTCTTGGAGTAATAGGTGTAGCAAGAGTTCCATCAAAATTCACCCATGCTTTGCAAATCTGCTTCTGCTCTGTAGTGCCAAGTTTTGCTGCGGTGACAGAACCATTTGCAATCTGCGTTGCTCCTACTGCGTTTGCTGGAATAACAGCACTCGTCAGCGAAGTTGCATCGTTAAAAGTAATACCTGCGGAGTCGATTGTTGTTG